GTCTTTTCCAACTCCGGCTCCTTGGTCTTCTTCCTCTGAACCCGAGTCGCTATCAGTTAAACAATTGTTAATGCCAAAATCTTGATTTTCCTTTTCAGAATCAGATTCGGAAAATTTCTTTTTCCAAACCTTTTTCTTAGTTTTTCCTTCTTCTGAACTAGAAGTACTTTCACTGAGTATATCGGATTCAGCTATCTCTTTTTCTGCTGCAAGCTTTCCACAATACTCTTCATATCCTTTTTCCCAATCAAACCCTTCAAATACGGCTGACATTTTTGGTTTTTCAATCCTTTTAACAAATTCTTCATACACCATATATATAATGTCTGAAACATTGTATTCACATTGACGCGGATAATTGTGAGATTTATGAGTTTTAGCTCCGAGTATCTTTGCCAACTCTCTACAGTCCTGAACTGGTGTTATACACCCCAAATTATTTGACTCCATATATTGGTCTGGAAAAACTAAAGGTCTAAAAGCCCATGCTCCATTCATACTATTAGGGTCTTTTGGATTAAAAACTCCAGTGCGCTTCACATACATTGGCACATGCATTCTTCGTATCATTGCTCCTGGATCAGTCATGCCACAATTCGCATAGTCAGTAAAATTAGACGTTGCAATAATTAACCACGACGAAAAAAAAGTTACTCCTTTTCCGCCAAAAGCCATATTCAAAGGAAATGTATTTGTTCCAACTGCTCGCATAATATCTTCTGCGGCAAGCGCTCGATCTGCTGTATCTTTCTTTGCCATCACATCATCAATTACTAACGCAAATTGACTTGCGTACCCTTCATAATACTCTGAACCTGCAGTTCTCGCATACTTTTGTCGGGCCGACCATAATTCTGGAAACAATTCCGGATACTTTTTCTTTAACAACGTATATACTCCTTGCAGAATTATATCAGTTGCTGTAGTTTTACCACTTCCCGGTTCTGAACTCAACCAAATCATCACTGGTTCCACTCGATCATGGAACAAGTTTGAGCTCTCAAGAGTTGTTATTCTGAGCTTTTCAAGTTTAGTACACAACGCAAAAAACTGATTTCTTAAGTTCGAATCAAATTCTCCTTGTAACATAAGAATTTTCATTTTCATTGCTCGTTCAAATATAAAAATGCATTTCGCTGCAAGTTCATCATCAGTCATGAGTCTCTTCTCTATATTATCAATACATACAAACGCATGTATCTGCTGAATAAGATCTTGAAATTCATCTTCAACATCTTTTGACGGAAAAAAATTCTTCCCATACCACCACTTATATACAGTATTTGCAATATTTTTAAAACTATTTGCAAACGCTTCCAATAGAGACGGTCCTCTTATCAACAAATTTGAAAAAAGACTAGGGTTCATTGCTTTACCGCCAAACCCAACTAGTGTTATCAACACGATCCAAGGCGTAAAGTCCTTAAAAGAACCAAATCCCTGTGCTTCCATAACGTCATCAACCAAGGCTGCGTTAACTGCATTTGTCATTGCATCCTTATTTTCTGGATTCAATTTTGCCAATACATCAGCTATTGCACAATAAAACAAACAAAACGTCCCTTTCAACTTGCTTCGCAAATACCACAAAGATAGCACAACAAATAAACCCGTAAATAATCGTGTCAACACATCATAAACTTCGCTATCAGTGAAGGCCTTAAAACCATCAGAAACATAATCTCTTATCTGTGTAAACATAGTTTGCAACCATGTTTTCAAGTTTGACAAAAGATCACTCAAATTATTTTTCAAATTTGAAACAAATTCCTTTACATAGTTCTTGAGTTTTTCAAATAACTTTTTCATCGTTTCCGTCACTATTTCTGCGGACATATCACTTGCTTTATCCGTGCATTTATCGTCATCCATTTCATCAATTGCCACGGAAACGGCTTGAGCTGCCATTTTACCAAAATAAGATCCTTGTGCTATCATTCTTTTATCATCTCTAGGATTACTTATATGAGAAACAAAGTGCTTTACTTTATTCCTAGCCAACTCCATTCTCTTCTCCCTAGCACCATACAAACACATAAAAAATTCTGACTGAACCAATCGAGGTCCAGCGAAAAGTTTACTTAGTGAATTAAAGTGTTTTAAAACCATTTTATCTATTTTATGTTGTTCTAAAAACACTACTGTGTCCACTGGTTTGTTTGTGTACCATGGTATCATTTTACCGTTTTTAACGGCAAATGATACCAACT